GCTTACCGGATTTCTGAGTGGCCTTGACCACATAAAAGAATTCCATGTGAGATCCTCATTTTTGGGTGTTAGAATCCCCGGGCCATTGATAGCGCCCATTGGGTGTCTTTTTTGGTTTGGTATAAATTCCGGTGTAACTTTGGTCGGTACCACCGGACGTAGATCCCGCCTTGCGCGGGTTTTACGTTAGCCTTCGTGAGCCATCTGGTCGTGCGAAGCGCAACGTCTGGAACAGTACTCTTTCTCTTTGCGCGCAAGCAGTGAGCCGTTGCGATAGAGAAGGGTGCTTTTGACCACCTCCTCGGGTTTAACCGGTTTGCCGCAGTATCCGCATTCGGTCTGCATCATCATCTCCTCAGAACTTGACTGTGGTTTCCGCTGGTACTTCTTCGTTGCGGACGATCCTTTCAACTGGATAGCAGTTACCTGACACCTTCTGGTCAATGGCTGCCTGCTCGCATTGCTGCTGGTCGTCGTAAACATCAAGAACAACATCCTGAAATTCACCATTGGTCATGCTGATGGTCAGGACGAGTGCGAATAACGAACCCATCAGTGCAGCCCCGTTCCGGCGGGAACCAGATGCGGCTCCATGCTGCGAGAGGCATAAGGGCGGCGAATGTGGCGCAGATTGCCCTGCGGCTCATGCCAGTAAGTGCCTTCGCTGTAGTTAAAAGAAACCAGCCATGCTGCGCCGGTACGTTGGTTGCGCATTTGAACGGCGCGACCGCTGTTTGGTACTGCTGGATTAGCTTTCATCTCAATCCCCTTAAGTAGTGCCTGTTTTGTTAACCCGCTCAGGCGGCGCGGGTTCCTTGCTTTCCACAGTCAAAGGAATTCGGTACTCTGTCATTTCCACAGTCAAAACAAGGAAATGTCATGAAATTCAAACTCATCTCAGGCAATCGCACGATTGATTCAGTTGCCTACGATTTGGCGCTTTCGATTGCCTCAAAAGAAACTTCAACAACCACACCGGCCTTAGTGTTGGCGAAGGTCATGGAGCTGATGCCTGAATGCATCAAGCTTGTTTCCGAAAAAGCTTCCGAAGAAAGCAAGCTGAAGACCGGTAAAGTTCGGCCGCTTGTCCTTTAAGAGATCGGCCATATAGCTCGGTCATAACATCTTCCAGCGAGCCGCTTGCATAAATTGAGTGGCCGCTGTTCAAAACAATTCTCACCACCTCACCGCCCGCCCCACTATCGTAGGATTCAAGGTAGGTAACGCTTCTACTGTGAATCACAACAACACGATCATCATCGCCAGTTATTGTTGTGAATCGAAATTTACCTCTCATGGGTCCTCTCCTCATTTGCCCTTGTCGCCAGGCTGGCGGAACGTTTGAACTTGATGCGCTTAGTGTTTCGCGATGGGATGATGATAGCTAAGGCGATTTATTTTATCAATCGCTTAAACGATAATATTGTGATTTTGTCGATTATTATTTGATTTATAAAGCGATTTATTTTTGTATGAAATGCGTAATATGCTCAAAAAAACACCAAACAGGGTATTGCTATGGGCTTAGGTATGGATATGTCACGTGATGAATTGCTGGAAGATCGCGCAGCTTTCATAGCTGGTGAGATTGGTGGGGCGGTTGTTGAGTTGATAATCGACGGTGTGGTGATTGACTGTGAGGCAATTGTCGATCGACTGGAAGCGAAGCGAAAAACCGTGGGCAATATGATTCACAAAGGTGTATTGCGGGATGCGGCGGAGTTCGTGAGGAAAGGGCAGTAAAAACCCGGCGGGGTGGCCGGGTGTTGGCAATAGTTTGTTAGTTAAAATTCAGGCTTTTCCCAGCAGCGACTAACATATGATCGTAGTATTTAGCCATGTCTTCGCTGCTTAGCAAGTTGAAGACATTGTCAGCATAACCTCCAACCAAGTTGAGCTGCTGAGAGTGTGCTTTTTCCTGAGGTGTATCAGCAGCAAAAACCACAAAAGTCTTAACGCAGTTATTCCATTTGGTCTTAGCTGCGTTTATTGTCACAGCTTTAAACGCTGACTCACCCATTTTTTGGCGGTTATTGGAAATCCGTAGATCTAAGGTTTCAGTTAAATGATAAATTCCATTTTTTAGTAAGAGTTCAGCATAAAGACCTTCAGATTCAGAAAGCGGATACCCCTGAACCACTTTATGCTCGCTAATTTCCTTGAGGTTCTTACCCATAACTCCTTCTTTTTCAAACCTATCCTTAAGTTCGGTAATAATTCTTTTTTGAGAAACTTCAGTTCTTTTCTTCGCGCGCTCAGGTGTTATGAATAATTTATTTAACTCATTGATTTTTAACTCATACTCGCGTTCGTTGGCAGCATGAAATGTGCCTACGCTTGACAAGGCAAAGCTACCTTGGAAAAAGAGAGAAGCCTGCTCGATGCTTAAGCCAGAAGTTAAAATAGTCTCCAGCTGCTTCTGGCTATTCTCTAATGCTTCAAGCCCAAAATCATTTGTAATAGCTTTTAGTTTGGCAGGGGTTTCTATGACGCGCACATCAGGACCAGATGGCTTCATGACGACAAGGCCAACGTTGATTGTCTCGGCGCGGACAGGGTTCGGTGTTATTCTGACAATACTGTATTTATATGTATTCATTTCAGCACCTCCCCTCTAACAGTGTCGATTCGTTTCATTCTGCCGTCGCTTGACCACCAGGTTAACAGAGCATCCCTCTGCAAAGGATTGATCCATGCTTCCGGCATGTCTTCAAAAATCCGTTCTATCGTGCTAGCGCTGATTCTGGATAGTTTATCCAACACAGCTTCCGCAGGTGCTTTACACGAAACATCATTATATGTCAACTGTTTGACCGCCTGCCAGCAGTTTGTAGTGTTGTATCCCATTGGTATTAGGGCTGCGTCGGTTTTGTTCGGCCAACCCATAACCATAGCGGCAAGGCTGAAATCGAAGGCTTGGATAGTCAGGCTTCCATATCGGTTCTTAGTGTACAGATAGTTACCAATATGCCTATCAATATTAAATACGAACTGATCGAAGGCGTAAACTGACCATACTTGCTTCCGTAGAATAGAAGGTCCTGACATCAATTCAGCGGCAAAGTTAATTTCTTCTTGTGGCTTACTCATGGCAGCCAGGTCATATTTTGATCCAAAAAAATGCTCTCCTGTATCTGGGTCAATCAAAACCCTACAGGCCGGTGTCGGAAGCCCACTAAATTCAGCAAGTTTAGTACATAGCCACTCTGATGCTGGAATTTGCTTTGGGTGGGGAATCCCTGTCAAAGCGGATGCATCACCATCAGAAACCCCTTTTATTGCATACTCTAAACCGTCTGAGGCCATAACTGTATGCCTTAGGTGAGCTGTGCCCATTGCTGGCTTATAGTCCACAATCTCAAGACTAAACAAGGGTTCTTGAATGGTAATGTTCTTTTCAGGTTGCGAGTCTTCTTCCATTTTTATTCCACTAATTGATTAGTGATAAATTCCACCGGTCGCTTCATTGCAGCGATGAACTTAAGCTTTATTGCCCTTCTTGGCTGCAAGCCCCGAACAACAGCCTTACCCATGCTTCCTGTAGCTAGGTTGCGTGCTGCTGACTCAAAGCTTGTTATAAGCTATCGACTCGTGGATCAACGCTTTGCCCATGATATACAGCTGATCCTGTGTCTCTTCTGTCACATACCAATCTTTATACGCAGGGTTATCTGATAACACCGCCAGCTGTAACCCCTGCATCTGCAACCGCTTTACGTGGAAGTGCTGGCCGAACACAAAAGCATAAACGCCATCCACCTTAAAATTTCTTACTGAGATATCGAAGAACAGGCGGTCACCAGACCGTATGGTTGGGTTCATGCTATCCCCGTCTACCGTCATTACTTTTACGTCATCCTGAGCGCGGTTTCCAAAAAGCGATCGCGCATGTTCGGTAGTGAACTCGATGGCATGCAGCACCTCCACGAACTCAGAGATCATGAAAGAACCTGGGCCCGCGCTAAATGTCAGGTCAAGTACGTCAACTCTGAATATGTTTGAGTCTTCTTTTGTCGCTGTAATGGGAGGCGGTAGCTGGCCATCGTTACGCATCGGTCCGGATCCCGTGGAAAGCCATTCAGGGCGAACATTGAGAACAGAAGCTATCTCGACCGTTTTTCTTGAGCTTGATGCACCATTTAGCAGCTTGTTAACACTTGACTGTGCCATGCCAACTGCCTTAGCTAGCTTGCCCTGTGTATAACCCGCCTCATTCATTGCGCGATCTAATCGCTCAGAAAAACTCATTAAAGATACCCCCTATTAACCTTCATAAATATTATCGCCACAGCGATTAATAAGCAAAAAATCGCATAGGCGATTGACATTCGTTAAAGCGATAAACATAATCAACCTAAATTGATAGAAGGAGCGATTATGAAAAACCCTGCTGTAGAAAAAGCGATTGCAATCGCCGGTAGTCAGAAAGAGCTAGCGAAGCGATGTGGTAAGGCCCAATCCACGGTCTGTGACTGGTTAAATGGGAAAAAACAAATCTCCCCGATCCATGTTCCTGTTTTGGTAAAGGCAAGCGAAGGACAGATTCAAGCTCATGAATTCCGTCCCGACCTTCCTGAATTGTTTCCGCATCCACATTCAGCCGCCTGACCGGCGGCGCTAACCATCAAGGGACTGCACTATGCAATCACTTACGTTTTACCAGGATACAGGATCGCCGCAGCAGGCGGTGATAAATCGTGCTCAAGCGTGCAAGGGACCTAGCCATGAAGATATTCGTGATGCCGTTCGCTCATGGGCGGGTGTAGATGGTCAGGATGTCGTTTCTGCTCTGATCATCGAAGAGTACCTGGCGCAAGGGGGGGACGAGATCACTTTCCCTGATGATCTCAGCCGACAGCGTCAGAAGTTTTTCCGCTTCCTGGATAACCATTTCAACAGTGAAAGATACCGCGAGAACGTCCGCCAGCTGACTCCGGCAATCCTCGCGGTTCTGCCGATTGAGTTCCGCAACCGCCTGCTACCAGAAGATAACGTTATGGCCCGCCTGGCAAGGCTGGAGAAAGAAACCAGCGAAGCGAAGATTGCCGTCGCAATGGATGCGCCACGTCATCAGAAGCTGAAAGAGTTGAGCGAGGGGATCGTGGAGATGTATCGCGTTGACCCTGGGTTAACCGGTCCACTGATGGAGATGGTGCAGATGATGCTGGGGGCTATATGACCGGTTCAAAAATGGCGAAAGCCGCGGTGCGCGAACACCAACGGCTTTCTGGTGCAATTCATTGCGAAATCATTGCGGGGTAAGTATGCCTAACCACAAATTGTTTTGCCAGCGTGTCGGACCGCGACTGGATAAATCTTCCCTTAATTATTCTTCAGGAGGACTTAATGGCCGGGGACTGGATAAAGATGCGTACATCACTGGTCACCAGCCCGAAGGTGAACGGAATTGCGCGAATACTGGAGCGTTCACCGGAGGTGGGAAAAATGTTCACACTTTCGCATAACACCACGTTATCAGACGTTGTAACGCGTAACGTAACCCGTAACGTTACGGTGTCGTTACTAGTAACGTTTTGGTCTGCGGCAAATGAACACTCGCGTAACGGTGTATTTGAAAATGCAGACCTGTCTGATATCGATGATATTGTCGGAGTACCCGGTTTTGGGGCTGCATTATCAACCGTAGGCTGGGCCATTTATGATGCGGAGAATAACTGCGTCATTCTTCCAAACTTCAATGAATACAATACGTCAGGTGATATGCGCTCAGCTACGGCCAAGACAAATGCGCAGCGCCAGAAGGAGTTTCGTGAACGAAAAAAACTCCAGGAAAGTAACGTAACGAGTAACGTTATTAGTAACGTAACGCGTAACCGCAGAGAAGAGAAGAGAAGAGAAGATCTAAACCCAGAGAGAGAACGCGCGGGCGGAAGTCATTCTGGGGATGATATTTCTGGAAATCACCCACCTCTGCCAGCTATCCCTCCCAAACCTCAGAACGAGGATTTGGGGCCCGGTCTGGATTTTGGCCCATTGGGTAAATTTCCGATCACTGACTCATGGACCCCGTCTCCAGACTTCGTGCGTCAGGCTGCGCTCTGGGGTAAGAACGTCGGCACTGAGCCGGGTTACACCGCTGAAGAACTTCAGCAATTCCGTGATTACTGGATACCTGACGGCAAGGTTAAACACCAGTTGGCTTGGGAGCAGACCTTTGCCAACAGTCTGTTGCAATCGCGTGGTCACGGCCAAAGGACCGTCCATGTTGGACAGCGAGATCCCAACCGAATTTCTGAGCCAGATAAAACCATCCCAACCGGATTCAGGGGGTAACGGTGAAAAACATTGTTAATTCTGGCAGCGCTCTTGAGCGCCTGAAGAAACTCATTCCGCCAGGCGTTCAGCCGAAGTTCACCAGCGCAGCAGAGCTGCTGGCGTGGCAGCGGGAAGAAGGCCTGAAACATTGCGAAGAGTTGGACAAGCTGAATCAGAAAGCGCGCACAGAGAAAATCTTCGGCCGCTCAGGAATTCAAAGCCTGCACCGCAGCTGCACGTTCGCGAATTATCAGGTTTCCGGGGAAGGTCAGCGCAAAGCCTTCACGATGGCAAAGAGCTACGCACAAAATTTCGGCGCTGGGTTCGCAAGTTTCGTGTTTAGCGGTGGTCCGGGTACCGGGAAAAACCATCTCGCTGCGGCAATCGGAAATCATCTGCTTTCTGGCGGGCATAGCGTACTGGTAGTGACTATCCCTGACCTGATGCTGCGTGTTCGCGAGTGCTACGACGGTGGCCAGTCAGAGGCTTCACTTCTGGATGACCTCTGCAAAGTCGATCTGCTGGTACTGGATGAAGTCGGTATTCAGCGCGGAAGCAACGGCGAGAAAGTCATTCTGAATCAGGTTATCGACCGTCGCCTGTCGTCGATGCGTCCGGTGGGGATCCTGACGAACCTGAACCACGAAGAACTTCTCGGAGCGTTGGGCGCGCGGGTTATCGACCGTCTCCAGATGGATGGCGGAATGTGGGTGAACTTTGACTGGGGCAGCTATCGCAAGAACGTTAGCCATCTCCGGATCGTTAAATAACTTCGAGGGCAAATCACTATGGCAAGCAAATCACTGTGGGCAATTGTCGATTTTCTTCAGGTTAACCAGACCGTAACGCCGCGTCAGGTTCAGAGACTGCTGGGATGCGACTGCAAGAAGGCACACAACCTGCTGCTTCACCTGGTACGCAAAACGGTAGTAATCCGCACTGGCGAGCCGCATCGCCCGGTCTATTCGCTTCAGCCCGGTGGCGAGCAGAATATCAAGCAACTCAAATCGAAAGTGAGAAAAAACATGGTTGCATCAGTTTGCCGCACAAGTCCGGCTATGCAGCGTGTACTTGCATTTTACGGGAGAGCATCAGCATGAGCAGCAGAGATAAATTTGAACAAGCCATTAAGGCCCGCTTTGGTGACCTAATTGATTACCGGACATGCAAAAACTCTGATGGCGAGTACATGGCCTGGGACATGCAGGTTGCATGGTGGGCATGGCAAGCAGCAGAAACAGACATGGCAGTACAGCTCGCTAACGCCGAGAGCAAGTGCAGGTATCTGGCGGGGGTAGCTGCTGAAAACGCGGCGCTGAAAAAAGCGGCCGATTTCGCCACTGCACCGGATATGTGGATTGAGCAGGCTGATGGAATGCTGGATTACCGGTATTGCGAGTGGTACGTCGACGTGCTGAAGGCTGCAATGGAAACCCCGGCGACCGACGCTTTCCTGGCTGAAGTGCGGGCGCAGGGTGTGGAGATGTTTGCAGACCACCTTCTGTGTGCAGACCTTGATGATAGCATTCGTGAGTTCGCCGCCCAACTTCGCCAGGAGGCAGCCCAATGACAGCACTCAACAAACAGGCACACCAAACTGAAAACGAGCGCATGGCTCAGTCTCTGGCAGAAAGAAATGGCGAACCAGTTGAAGGTTTGCGCCAGCGCATTTCAGAGCTTGAAGAAATCGCCACTGACTACGGAATGAAGTTCCAGAAGGCTCAGGACGCTTTAAAGCATCAGTCTCTGCTGCATAAATCTCAGTTGGAAGCCGCAGAGAACAACCTCATTGATAGCGAATGTCATGTTGCTGAACTGGAAGAAGCGCTGCGTGATAAGCAGGCGTTACTTGAGGCGCTGGATAATGCCCTCTGCGAACTTCTACCCGGCACCCAGTACATGGACCCACCAGATGGTGGTAGCGTTACGCCACTTGAGCAAGTGCGAAGAATGGTTGCTGAATATCGGGAGCGGATTGAAGAGCTGGAATCACGGACGGTGACCGTTAAATTACCAGCCGATTACCGTAACTCTGACGGCAGCATCAACGATGACATGTTTAATACCTGTGCAGTTGTTGGTGCATTTCGTGAAGCGCTCCGCGCCGCTGGCATTGGCGTGAAAGGGGAGTGATATGGCACTGACGAAAAAACAACGCGCAGAGCTACGCATGAAGTTCGGGGGGCGCTGTGCTTATTGCGGCTGCGAACTTGGCGATAAGTGGCATGCAGACCATGTAGAAGCGGTACGAAGAAATATCAGCAACGGCTACGCAATGGACAGGCCAGAAAATGACACGGTCAGCAACATGGTTCCAGCATGCATTCCATGTAACTTGTTCAAAATGTGCAGCACAGTAGAAGACTTTCGCAGCCGCATAGCCACTCAGGTTGATGTAACTCGACGTGCGTCAAGAAGTTACCGCACGGCGGAATCATTTGGCCTGGTTAAACAAACTAACGCGCCAGTTGTGTTCTGGTTTGAAAGATATCAAGAAGGAGCGTCAGCATGACAACTAACAACCACCCGGCGCACGGTCCTGTATCACTCGATCGCCTGCACCAGATACGCGAAATACTCAGCAAAGCAGCAGCACAAAGCGACGGCGGTAATATCGGCTACGCAATGGCTGATGCTGTGAAGGTTATTGATGGGGCTATTGCGACATTTGGTGCTGAGCCTGCACCAGTAGATATTGAAATGCTGGCCACTGTACTGAGAAACGCTCCGTTAGCGCCGTCAGATAGCCAGGGCAAGCCGAGAGCGCCGGTAGTGCCGGATGAAGATCCGCGAGATGCATTCGAGCGAACATTCAAAATGCCGAAGCATGTCACCCGCTGTGGCACTGGATATGCAGTAACGGAGTATTCCGCATGGTTGGCCCATGATTTCATCAGGATGTGGGAGGGCTGGAAGGCCTGCCGCGCCGCCATGCTTCAGGCTGGCAACTCTCCGGTGATTCAGGATGGTTGGCAGTTGGTTCCAAAAGAGCCAACGGAGGCTATGAATAAAGCAGGATGGGCAGCAATGAACGAACATGATGCAATTAACCCGACATACAGGGCTATGCTCGCGGCAGCACCGCAGCAGGACGTGAGGTTAGCATTGGAAATCGGCATGTCCCGTTACGCAGGTGCTATGCAAAAGCTCGTAGACTCTGGTGATTGATATAACCTGCCATACAAGCGATATGTGAATTCCCATATCGACAATATAACCCGCTACGGCGGGTTTTCTTTTTCGCTTCATCGATCCCTGCTACGATTCACTTACTTTTACTGATGGGAATAGGGGTATGAAGAAAGTTCTTGTTGTTTTATTGGTGTCACTTTTTTCACTGACAGCAACGGCAGCAAACAAGCCATGCTCAGGTAAGAAAGGCGGAATATCGCATTGTTCGGGTGAAAAATTTGTTTGTAATGATGGCTCTATCAGCAAGTCCAAGAAGGTTTGCCAGAAATAGTTATCAATAAATAGCACTCACCATCAAGATTAAACCCGCTACGGCGGGTTTTTTCTTGCATTGATTTTCCATTATCAACTGTACATAATGTCAGTGTCAGCCTGAACAACTGACAACTTGATGCGCCACGGAGAGTACCATGGCGCACGAACTACAACTCATTAAGCAATCATCAGGAATCCTGATCCCCGCTACGCCGGAGACCAGCGATATTCTGCAATCAAAAATCAAACTTGGCGCCGTGCTGGTAGCCGAATTTCGTCAGGTGAGGAATCCCGCATTCCATCGCCGTTTCTTTGCGCTCCTGAATCTCGGGTTTGAATACTGGGAACCTACTGGCGGGGCGATCTCCTCCAACGAACGCAAGCTGGTAACCGGGTACGCTAAATTCCTTGCCTCATTCGCGGGAAGCGAAGCAGCACTCCTGGATGCTGCCGAGCAATATCTGGACCGCATCGCCGATAAGCGCGCCGGTAGCATCAGCATCTGCAAATCCTATGATGCTTATCGCGCCTGGGTGATCGTCGAGTCTGGCCATTACGACGCTATACAGCTTCCTGACGGCACCCTTCGCAAACACCCCCGCAGCATTGCCTTCGCCAATATGGATGAAACCGAGTTCCAGCAGCTGTACAAAGCCGCGCTCGATGTTCTGTGGCGCTGGGTATTGTCCCGGGCATTCAAGACTCAGCGAGAAGCGGAAAACGCCGCTGCACAGCTTATGAGCTTTGCGGGGTGATGGCGATGAAATTTTCCTGGTTCCACCATCACGAATGCACAACCGAGCAGGCCGACGAACTGGTGGCAAGTTACCGCCGCCGTGGCGCCAGGGTAGAACGCAGCCTGAACCGCGACAACATCACCTGGACTGTCAGTGCAAAATTACCTGAATGCGAACATCCGGCGCGTACGCCAAGAACCTTTCGCCAAAAGGTCTGGGGGTGATTATGGCTAAGTTACCGCGCCGGAAGTGTTCAGTATGTAAAAAATGGTTCCATCCAACTCGCGATGGTCAGTTCGTATGTTCGTTTGACTGTGCCTGTCGTTACGGAAAAGTAGCGAATGATACCGCGAAGGCCGAAGCCCAGCGGGAAAAGAAGAGAGCCGAGAAGGTAGAGCGTAAGCGTCAGGCTGAGCGTCGGCAGGCGGTTAAACCCCTTAGTTATTTTATCCGACAGGCACAGCAGGCATTCAATGAGTTTATCCGGTACCGGGATCGCCATTTGCCATGCATCAGCTGCGGTCGGCACCACGACGGACAATATCACGCAGGACACTTCCGCACGACTGGTGCCAATCCAGAACTGCGCTTCGATGAGGATAATTGTCACCGCCAGTGTGCCCCATGTAATAACCACCTGTCAGGCAACCTTATATCCTATCGTCCCGCGCTGATCGCCAAAATCGGCCAGGTTCGCTTTGATGCCCTGATGGGTCCACATGAATTACCAAAATGGAAACGCGACGATTACATCCGGATCCGCGATGAGTACCGCGCAAAACTAAAAGAACTGAAAAAGCAGGAGGCAGCGTGACATTCGAAACTTACTTCGCCGATCACCTCCGCGTTCGCTGGCAAAGATTGCGCTTATACCATTTTCCCGGCTCTGTACTGACGGACTACCGAATACTGAAGAACTACATCAAAACCATAGGCGGTGCTGTATGAACACTCAATTTCTTGAATACGTGCGCCAGCAGCTGATGGTGGCCACCGCCGATTTAAGTGGTGCGACGAAAGGGCAGTTGATGGCGTGGCTTGAGAACGCGCAGTTCGATACTGGAACGTTTAAACGTAAAAAGCCTCGAGTGTTGGATGAAGTGACCGGGAAAATTATTACGCTGGATAACCCACCGATACCGGGCAAACAGTCGCATGCTAAGGGTTCACATATTCCTCTGGTGCAACCGGTTGAATACTCCACAGCATCATGGCGCCGCGCGTTAATGTCACTCGAAGAACATCAGAAGGCTTGGCTGCTATGGAGCTACAGCGAAAACACCAGTTGGGACAATCAGGTCGTCATAACACGCTGGGCTTGGGAGCAGTTCAGCCAACAGCTGGAAGGGAAGCGAGTAGCGAAGAAGACGATAGAGCGTTTACGTCAGCTTATCTGGCTGGCGGCGCAGGATGTGAAGGCGGAGTTGGCTGGGCGGGAGACGTACGAATACCAGAAGTTGGCAGAGCTGGTGGGCGTAAACCCAAAGAACTGGTCAGAGACGTTTACGGACCGCTGGGAGGATATGAGGCGTATCTACCAGCGACTGGATGGCAACGCATTATTGCAGGTAACGCGATCACGTTCACAACAAAAGGCGACAAATTTGGATGTAAGTCTTGCAAAACTGGATTGAAACGCATATATTTCGTGTAAATCTGATATTGTGCCATTGTTGTATGCACTGGCAGTAAATGAGTTTTCGAGCCCGAGGTTAACGCCTTGGGCTTTTTGTTTTGGTAAGCGAATTCTATGAACTTGTGTAACATCTCGCGGTCATAAATGTGAACTCTTTGAACCGTGAATCATTGCATTTGTTATGAATTTGTTTGTTTAATGAAAGCGTTGATAACTAATCACCATCAAAACTGTTCATTCTTTTGATGAAACAGCACATTTTGCGTGCAAATGAGGGCAATTCATATTGATAACTTGGGTTATCTCCGTATAATGCCGCGCCATCGGATACAAAACCGATCCTAATTTGAATAAAAAGTAGTGCTTTTCCTCTTGTATCAATCAATGTCTTTCGGTAGGTTGGATGTTGTAGGACACATAGAGCCCTACTAAGGAATTTTAATTTGAATAAATTACAGCCCGCAGTCGTTTACACAATGACGTTTTTTATCATCCCTGCATGGGGATTTTGGCTGTTTTCGCTCATTAAATAACCAAACAGATTACCATCTCATTTTTTTCGAAGATCTTCATAACCTTATGTAGTTAAAATACCCTCGGTTCTAACGTCGCGGCCGCGCGTTGGGTATTTTTACTATGCATAAGGAATTTCTTATAGAAGCCTCTGAAAATTCTGCTTCCGGTGTGAAGGTCTGGATTCTTACTGCGATGGTTGGTCTGCTTATGGCTATCGTATCGTTTTTTGCTGTTAGGATTGTCGACACTGTCGATGAGTCCGAAGCTAACGTCCAGATTCTCAAAGAAGTACAGGCATCCCAAGGCGAAGTGATTAAAGGTCTTCAGCGTGACCGAGACAGAGCCGAGAAAGAACTTGAAAGGTTGCGAGACCAAGTAGAGAGCCTGAAAGAAGATAACGCTCTATTAAAAGCGAAGAAAGGCATCCGAACTTCGTACATTCACAAGCCACCTAAGGGTGGCTTTTTTGTTTCTGGAGAGGAAGAAAATGCACCAGTAAGCGGACAGACCGCAGCCGATAGGCAATGTAGCAGTCATGATGCTGCCCTGAGTCGCCTATGAGCGAGCCTGTGTAGTGATGGGTCAAGGTTCTTATATCAAAACAAACTCCGGTAAAGCAGCGCGAACGCCAGACGCGCACCGGTCATAAGCGGCGATGACGCGACAGATACTCGAGGGCACGAGCGCAGCCACTGCGAGAGTGTGGTTTATTGCACCACTTATTAAAGCATCTACCTTTAAGCTAGCTGTTTTAGCATTAGGGGGATATGTGAAAGAAGGGTATTACTGGATTCAGCGCGATGGCGCCATTGAAGTCGCGTACTTCACTCCGGAAGAGTTTGAAGATATTGAAACCGGCAAGACGGTGACCGGAGTCTGGCATTTAACCAGGGGCGATGACATCTGCCACAACGGTGAAGCTGAGGTTTTCGAAGGGCCGTTGCAGCCACCGCAATAGAAAACACTAAACATCCAATCCCTGGCTCCCGCCGGGGATTTTTCATTTCAGGCTCACGGGAATCATCCGCTACGTGCTTTGTTGATAAATCCAGCCCGTGCAGCCTGACCCTTACATCACACACAGCGCCATCCGAAAAATCGGAGGTGAGGCTATGACCAGAATGAGCACCATTTACAGCAGACTTTCATATGGAACAGGAACCACGCTGACCGGCTGCGGTGTATCAGCGAAGGCATACGCCGAAACAGCTAAAACAGCAAAAGAGGTGTCCTGGATGTTGGCCGACAGAATTGCAGGGTTAAGCCTGAGCGACTGGGCGATTATTGTCGGTATCGCATGCACGGTAATCACCTGTGCAGTGAACTGGTATTTCCGCTGGAAAGAACGGGAGGATCGGCGCAATGGCTATGCCACCAAAGCTGAAGAATAAACTGAGCGCAGCGGTCGTTGGTTTGATTCTTGCCGGGGCTTCCGCGCCCGTGATTCTCGATCAGTTTCTGGATGAGAAAGAGGGTAACAGCCTGACGGCATATCGCGACGGCGGCGGACTCTGGACGATTTGCCGTGGCGCCACGATGGTTGATGGTAAGCCTGTAGTACAGGGCATGAAGCTGTCAGCTGAGAAATGCGCCCGGGTAAACGCCATTGAACGCGATAAAGCGCTGGCGTGGGTTGACCGAAATATCAAGGTACCACTGACCGAACCACAGAAAGCGGGTATCGCTTCTTTCTGCCCATACAACATCGGCCCAGGAAAATGTTTCCCGTCTACGTTCTATAAGCGAATTAATGCTGGCGACCGTAAAGGAGCCTGTGAAGCGATCCGCTGGTGGATTAAAGACGGTGGTCGCGATTGTCGCCTGACCAAAGGCCAGAAAAACGGCTGCTATGGGCAGGTAGAACGGCGAGACCAGGAAAGCGCGCTGACGTGCTGGGGGATAGACCAGTGAGTCTGCGCTATCAGTTTATTGCCATTTCGTTACTAGTGGTCGTCGCATTCATTGGTGGAAATGCCTGGAGTAACCGCGGCTGGGAAAAGAAGTGGGCAGAACGTGATAGCGCGGAATCATCGCAAACAGCGAACGCGCAGACCGCAGCCCGCATGATTGAACAAGGGCGCATAATTGCCCGTGATGAGGCTGTTAAAGATGCACAAGCACAAGCCGCTAAATCTGCTGCCACTGCTGCTGGTCTGTCTGCCACTGTTAGCCAGTTGCGCTCCGAAGCAACAAAGCTTGCCGTCAGCCTGGATGCCGCAAAGCACACCGCAGATCTTGCCGCTACCGTCCGAAGCAAAACAACCGGAGCTAACGCCGCAATGCTCGCCGACATGCTCGGACGCCTTGCAGAAGAAGCTCGATATTATGCTGGAAGAGCTGACGAGAACTACAGCGCCGGAATGACGTGTGAGCGGATTTACGACTCGGTGAGAGAGTCAAACAACAAGCCTATAGCCCCGCAATAACGGGGATATATATCCACTATTCATAAGAAAACATTCACTAAGCATTGATTCTATTTTCGCACCCCCTCATATATGAAACCGATCCTTTCATTAAAATTGAGGTGGCTATGTGGAAAACTTTTGAAGAGGCTATGCCAGAGCGTTCTGGATGGATTTTGTTGTCAACTAACAAAGGATTGGGTTATGCCCATTATGATAAGAGTAGAAATGCTTTAGGGCAGGTCTTTTTGTTAGGTGATTTGAATAATACCACCGACCAGATTAAGCATTGGGCGCCAATTGAAGACCAACCACAAGGCGATTACGATCCGAACTCTAAAGGATTTCAGAGTTTCGTGAAGCCATAACACCGTTGGTAGGTATTTATTGCCATCACAAAGGCCACCTTCGGGTGGCTTTTTTAATGGCTATAACCACATATCAGTTACAAGGACATTTCTTCACGTTTGCCAGCCCAGTAACTGATCTTGCTTCCCTCTCAGCCAATTCAAAAGTTGCTGCGCAAAGCTTCTGGTATCTACCAGTTGTGAAGCCTTTCCTTTCTGTCAGTCCCAGTAGCGGGTTGATTGTTTTACATTTAGCCCGATGAACTCTGGTAAAGCGTTCATCACTCTTGCTAGCCTGACCTTTAGTTGATTTTAAGGTATTAACGACATATCCATTGGGATTGTCATTAAGCCATTGATGATAAGCTGATTCACTATCTGGTTGAATATCACTTCGGAACACCTTAACGCCCATATTATCTCTCCATGCTGTTTAAAATTAATATATAACAGGAAAACTTTATGGCAAAACCGGACTGGGGAGCGCTGCAACACCAGTTCCTCGCCGAGCATGCTAAATCCGGTATTTCCCCCAAAGACTGGTGTGAAGCGCAGGGACTGAACTACGCTACCGCCCGTCGATATATCAAAAAACCTACTGCGCAAAATTCGCAAAAACCTGCGCAGAAAAAAATGCGCACTGCGCAAAAAGATAAAAGTGCAAATGAGCTGGTGGATGATGATGGACTTAATGCTCAGCAGCGCTTATTTGTCGCGGAGTACCTGAAGGACAACAACGCCACCGCTGCCGCTTCACGTGCTGGTTATAGTGACCCAAACTACGGTCGTCAGCTAATAACGAATCCTAACGTTGCTCAGGCCATTGCGCAGCAGCAGAAAGCTTCCATTGCACGCACGCTTGGTAGTGCCGATGAAGTCCTCGCGCAGATGTGGCTGCTCGCCACCTTCGACGCAAACCAGCTTTCACAATATCGCCGCGGTGCGTGTCGTTACTGCTGGGGCTTTGGCCATCAATATCAGTGGCGCGATGCCGTGGAGTTTGAAGAGAAACGGCTGGAAGCTAAAGAACGCGACAAGCGTGAGCCAGTCGACGTGGGCGGCTATGGATATGACCACACCCGTGAGCCTAACCATGCCTGCCCGCGCTGTAATGGTGACGGAATAGGCCAGCCTTACTTCGCTGACACCAGGAAACTCTCCCCTGACGCTGCTTTGGCATATTCCGGCGTCAAGCTGGGGAAGAATGGTGTCGAGATAACGGCAATCAGCCGCGAGAGGATGTACGAAGCGGTCATGAAGCGCCTGGGCCTGGCTGACAGCGAATTCGCGCAGCGCCTGCAGCAGATTGAAATCGAACGCCGGCAGCTTGAGGTTGAGAAACTCCGCAAAGAGCTGGCTGGTGACGGTGAGGACGATGATCCTACCCCTGTGCAGATCAATATCAACGTAGTGGATGCGAGGGCAGACGATGGGGATCAGCCCGACACTTAACATTCCTCAGGCGCGCTTCCTCGCGATGCACCACAAATTCAAAGCCTACGTTGCCGGGTTCGGTTCCGGTAAGACGTGGGTAGGGTGTGGCGGCATCTGTAAGGGGATGTGGGAGCACCCTAAAATCAACCAGGGTTATTTCGCGCCGACGTACCCGCAGATTCGTGACATCTTCTACCCGACGATTGAGGAGGTGGCCTTTGACTGGGGGCTGAGCGTCAAAATCAACGAGGGGAACAAAGAGGTTCACTTCTACGAGGGGCGACGATACCGCGGGACCACAATCTGCCGCTCGATGGAGAAGCCCGGCTCGATAGTCGGTTTCAAAATCGGTAACGCGATGGTGGATGAACTGGACGTCATGGCTGCTGCCAAAGCGCAGCAGGCGTGGCGAAAAATCATTGCCCGTATGCGTTATAAGGTTGATGGGCTGCGTAATGGTATTGACGTCACGACCACGCCAGAAGGGTTCAAATTCGTCTACCAGCAGTTCGTGAAGGCGGTGCGTGAAAAGCCAGAGCTAGCGGCCCTGTACGGTCTGATACAGGCCAGCACGTTCGACAACGCGAAGAACCTGCCCGCGGATTACATCCCTTCGCTGATGAATTCCTACCCACCGGAGTTGATTAAGGCGTATCTGAGGGGGCGCTTCACCAACCTGACCAGCGGCACCATCTATCACCAGTTCGATCGACGTCTGAATAACTGCACCGATGAAGAACAGGCTGGCGAACCGCTCTATATCGGCATGGACTTTAACGTTGGAAAGATGGCGGCTATCGTCCACGTTCTTCGGGATGGCGAGCCGCGCGCGGTACGAGAATTGATAAAAGTTTATGACACCCCGGCGATGATTAAACGCATTCAGGAAGAGTTCTGGCGCTATGAGGGTGGGCGTTATATCTCCTCTCGTCAGATTTATATTTACCCGGATGCCTCCGGCGATTCGCGCAAATCGAACAATGCCAGTGCCACGGATATCGCGCAGCTTAAACAGGCTGGATTCAGCGTGGTGGTGAACGCCGCCAACCCGCCGGTAAAGGATCGCATTAACTCCATGAACGCCATGTTCTGCAACGGCAACGGTGAACGGCGCTACAAAGTTAACGTTGCTCGCTGCCCAGTCTACACCGACAGCCTTGAGCAGCAGGTATGGGCGGCAAGCGGCGAGCCGGATAAATCAGCCGACAACGATCACCCAAATGACGCTGGTGGCTATTTCATCGTGAAGCAATTCCCGATAATCAAGCCGACCGGAAAAGTCACTCAACTACGGATGTAACTCCATGCCTGATATTTCAACCCCCAATCTGGACTATGGGAACATGGTGCAGGCGTGGGACATTAATGATGCCCTGATGGGCGGCACGCTGTACATGCGCCAGTTGGGTGAGGAATATCTTCCTCGCTGGCCGAAAGAAGACAAAGAGGACTACAAAAAGCGCTTGGCTGTGGCCACGTTACTCCCTGCGTATGAAGAGACGATCAACCAGAATGTTGGGCGAGTATTTGCTGAGCCCATCCAACTGGGCGAGAACGTCCCAGATCAGCTGCGCGAGTTCGCGAAGAACGTGGATCTTGAAGGTAGTCGCCTCGATGTATGGGCACAGGCATTCTTCAGCCTGGCGATGCAGTACGGTCTTTCGCATGCGCTGGTGGATTATCCCCGAATAGATGCCGAACAGGTGAAGACGAAGGCTGACGAGAAAGCTACTGGCGCGCGGCCATACGTCACGATGCTTAATCCCCGACAGGTAATTGGCTGGAAGTCGACGATGGTCGGCGGCAAGGTCGTATTGACCGAGCTGCGCATCAAAGAAGTGGTGGTCGAGGACGGAGACGACTTCGGGCAGACCAAGGTTGAGCAGATTCGACTGCTGACACCTGGACAGGTGCAGATTTACCGCAAGGCGACCGGTGACAATGCCCAGGCCAACTGGATACTACACGAAGAGTGGCAAACATCCCGCAAGGACATAACCTTGGTCACCCTCTACACCAAGCGCACCGGGTTCATGTGTGGTTCGCCACCGCTGCTGAATATGGCGCTGCTGAACGTGAAGCACTGGCAGAGCCAGAGCGAGCAGGACAACATCCTGCACGTAGCGCGCGTCCCACTGCTCACGGTATTCGGGCTGGAGGAGGGGCAGGAACTGGTTATTGGCTCATCCTCTGCGACTCAGTTCTCCGATCGACAGAAGCAGGGGCTTGAATATGTGGAACACACTGGAACGTCAATCAGTGCCGGTAAAGAGTCGCTAACCGACCTGGTGGAGCAGATGCGACAGGCGGGCGCGAAGCTGCTGCGTACCGACAATACCTCGACCAAATCTGTTGACCAGACCTCAGAAGAGAAAATGCAGGAGCAGTCCCCGCTCTACACCATGGCAACCAGCCTGGAAGATGCGATCGACAATATCCTGCAGATTATGGCTGAGTACATCGGTGAATCCGAAGGTGGTAACGTCGATGTCCGCACCGAACTGGATGTCGAATCGAAAGAGTTCAATCCTCCTGCTGCACTGGCCATTCAGTCGCTACGTCAGGGCGGTGACCTTCGCCGCATCGATGCGATTAAATCCCTGCAAAAACTCAACCTGATTGATGCCGATGCAGACCCGGAGAAGGTCCTGGACGAATTGCTGGCTGAGTCATCTTCTCTGGATACCAGAACGTTAGACGAGGTATAGCATGGCCCGCTCTGTCAATGACCGCCTGCAGGACGAGACCATAGCGCATGGACTTTATGTGACGCGCTACGGCACCGGCGTCGCTCGGCGCATGGTTGCGTTGCTGAACAGAATGGATACTGACCTGGCTGCCAAATTGCTGGTGTTGCTGGACGGCAAGCGAGCTGATACGTACAGCGCCCGTCGCCTGGCATCGCTGTTGGCTGGTGTGCGGGACCTCAACCAGCAGGCCTACGAACCGGTTAATGCCGCGCTTTCCCGCGAACTGACTCGCTACATTGAGTATGAGGCCGTGTATCAGCTGGACCTTTTCAGCAGCATTATTCCAAAGCAAATCCTCAAGCATGTTCCGCTCCAGAGCATTGCGCCCGAGCAGGTTTACGCCGCAGCTGTGGCGCAGCCATTCCAGGGGCGATTGCTCAAGGAGTGGGGGAAGAAGCTTGAAGCTGACCGACTGGACAAAATCACCAATGCTGTACGCTCCGGATTTCTCCAGGGCGAAACGGTAGAGCAGATTGTTAAGCGCGTTGCCGGCACGCCGAAACTCAACCGCGAGGACGGGGTGATTAACACCTCCCGGCGTGACCTGGCTGTGGTTACCCGCACAGCGGTGAACCATATGGCCGCCTCGGCGCGCCAGGAGTTTGCACAAGCCAACAGCGATATCGTGAAGGCCAAACAGTGGTCTTCGACTCTGGACACCCACACCAGCCAGTTGTGCATCATCCGCGACCGAAAACTCTAC